AGAGTGGCTGAAGACTTGGTGCAGATGCAGGAACTTTATGTCTGGAATGATGACATTCAAGACTATCAGTTCGTGACCATCGCTGATCCAAACGTTGTGATTTATGACCGTGAGATGGCCTCGGTCTATCTCAAGGGTGAAGTACCGCTGATCCAGCTTTGCCCCAATCCACAATACGATTACTACTGGGGCGTATCAGAAGTTAGCCGTTTGATCTTTTTGCAACAAATGCGCAACAAGCGCATGAGCGAAATCCTTGATCTGTTGAACAAACAAGTCTCACCGCCCACCGCATTGATTGGGTTTATGGGCATACCGGATGAAAAGAACTTTGCACTCAACCGTGCAGGCGGTCTGCTTTACTCCGATACGCCCAATGCCAAGGTGGAGCAGCTCGCACCGCAGATACCCAATGATCTCTTTCGTGAGATTGACCAGATTGACAATATGTTTGCTGAAGCCTCGGGCATTGTTTCGGTCTTGCAAGGCCGGGGTGAATCGGGGGTGCGCAGCGCAGGTCATGCCTCACAACTGGCTCGGATGGGGTCTTCGCGTGCCAAGCGTCGCGCTTTGGTCATTGAGGATGCGCTTGAGAAAGTTGCCACGATGTATCTCAAGCTCATGCGGCGTTATGAAGACAGGCATTACAAAGATACCAATGGGATGCCCTTTATTGCTGAGCAATTTACCTCAGACTTTGTGGTGAAGGTGGATGCACATAGTAATTCTCCGATCTTTATGGAAGACACGCGCCAGTTGGCCTTCAATCTTTTCAAAGCCCAGGCGATCAGTAAAGAAAGGCTCATTGATCTGCTTGACCCGCCCATGAAGCAGTTGCTCAAAGATGATTTGAAAAAACAAGAGGCGCAAGCCGCACAACAGCCGCAAGGCCCAGCGCCGTCTCAAGTTCCAACCCCGCCAAGCTCTGCTGGCCCTGCCAATATGCCCTTGAAACAGGTGAAATAATGCAGAAAGAAGCCTATAGAAGTGCCGGTGATCAACCTCGCATGACGAAAGATTTAATGAAACAATCCTATCGTCCTGCCAAAATGAACTTTGATCGTAACGCAATTCAGAGTAAAGTTCGTTCCAGTGGTATGCGTCAATCCTCTCGTTAAAGGAAACTATCATGTATGCTCGCAAGATGAAGCGTTCACGCAAGACCCGCCGCTAATCAGCGCTCGTGGCAAAACGGGTATGGCTGCTTCCCCGATGAAGTAGGTGGCCTGTCCTTTATAAAGGAGATGATCATGGCACGTCGTGGTCGCAAAGGTCGTCGGAAGTAATTCCGCATCTCTTTGGGGGAAGAGATGTTAAACATCCCCCACTTGACTTTATGTTCGTAAGCGTTTACAAACCGCCCAAGAGATTATATGAGTGTTCCAGCAGACAAATTAATGGAGATGATTCGCGGCGATCAAGCCAAGGGTAATGCACCTGAGGATGACGCAACGAAGCCTGCTTTGTCTGGCGCTGAAGCCCCGCCGATGGGTGCGCCGATGCTGACACCGGAGGATAAGCGCGGTGATCAGGCAAGTGCCAAGGTCAACGTGCAGATGGCGATGGACTTGATGCAACAAGCCCTGCCCGTCTTTGGATCAGATTCTGAAGAGGGTAAAAAGATTTTACAGGTGCTTGGTAGTCTGGCTCGCGTGTTTGGTGAGACAGAAGCCAAGACCAAAGAATTGATCCCTGCTGAGATCATTCAAATGATTCAATCGCTTCCGCAAGCCGGTGGTGCGTCTCCTGAGATGAAAGCCATTGCGAAAGCACCCATCGAGGGGACACAATCTCCTCCCATTTCGATCTAGGAGCAATCATGGATTTATTTAAGCCCAGAGGTGCACAAACGATTCGCCGTCCCTTGGACAACAAGAAGGAGAATGGCGTGATTGTGAACCCCTTCCGTTACTCTGATTTTGGTGGCTTGAGTTCTGCTCAGAAAGCCGGTCATAAGAACAAGATGACCCTGAGCAACCCAGGCGATACCAAAAAAGTGATCTGATTCTTTGTAAGGCGCTAAATCATGTCACTTGAAAATCTTTCTGAAGGCGAAATCCGAGAGTTGGCACTCCTGGCTAAGGAGCTGCACGACAATCCGACCACGCGCTCTGAAGCTTTACGTCTGACCAAGAAAATCCGGCAAGACTTGCCGATTCCTGAGTTGGACTTGCAAGACAAGGTTGATCGAACCCGTGATCAGATGCAAAGCAAGATTGACTCACTTGAGGCACGTTTGCGTGAGAATGATGCGCGTAAAACCCTTGAGGATCGTCGCCGTGCTTTGAAGGCCAATGGGAAAGTTCAATCGGATGATGAGATCAAAGAGGTTGAGAAGATCATGATTGATAAAAAAATTGCTGATCATGAGACCGCAGCGGACTACTTCAACTGGATGAAGCAGGCTGAGATGGATAAGCCTACGCCGATCTTCCAGGGTGCGCCGGTTCTTAACAACTTTGATTTGAAGAATTACTTTAAGAACCCGCAGAATGCTGCGCGGGAAAACGCAATGCAAGCGCTATCGGAGTTACGGTCTCCGAAGCGACCGATAGGCTTGTGATGTTCAACAAGGCGCTAAGTCTTTTTTAAGGAACTATCATGCCTATTGGTGGCGGTATTATCCCAGCATCGGGTACGAGTCAGTACAATGAACTGACTTATGTAACCCGCAGGGCGTTCATTCCCAAACTGATCGTCCAGCTTTACAACTCCACGCCACTGCTTGCTGCGCTTCTGGCTAACAGTCAAACTGCATCAGGTGGTGTTTCTTCAGTCACAGTACCGGTGCAGGGTTCACAGTTTGTGAACGCTCAGTGGTCAGACTACTCGGGTTCTTTCCAGCAACCCTCCGTGCAGCAAGGTGCATGGAATGCGGAGTGGAATCTGAAGTTGATGATTGCTCCGGTTCCTTTCCTCGGAATGGAAGGTGCAGTGCAGCAAGACTACGCTGTGATTCCCTTGATTGAGGCTCGCATGAACGATGCGACCAACGTCATGATGGATTCGATGGCAACCGCGCTTTACAACTCAGACGGTACGGGTTCTTACGCGCAACAGTTTACGGGCTTGCCCATTGCAGTTGACAGCGCCGGTACTTATGCAGGTTTGAACCGTTCAACTTACGCATGGTGGGCATCGAGCGAGTACGCTGCTGGCTCGGTCAACCCGACCCGTCAGAACGTACTTCAGTACATCTCGGGTACGGTGAAGAAAGCCGCTGAAATGCCAACCTTTGGTGTGTGCGGCTTTGGTACATGGACGCTGTTGGCACAAGACTTTGTAGGCCAAGAGACGTACATGATCACACCGGGCAGCAACTTTGCGCAAGGTGAAGATGGCCCAACTTCAGCCTTCCGTGCTTTGATGGTTGCGGGTGTGCCGATCTATCCTGATCCGTATTGCCCAGAAGGTATTCTGTATCTGTTGAACAGCAACTACCTCAGTATGTACATTCACAACCAGGCGCAGTTTGCGTTCACCGGTTTTGAATCGACTCTTCCCAACTGGCAGATTGGTTATGTGGGTGCTGTGTTGACCATTGCAGAAATGGTGAACACCAAGCCCAAGTCCATGACCAAAGTGACCGGTTACAACAGTTTGACGCTGTAAGGAGCACATCATGGCACTTGGCTTACCCAAGCTCATACTTGCATCAAGCTCACCCAATGCGGATACCGCAGGTGCTTATCTTGATGCGCAAACCGTTTCAATCGCCGCAGGCAGCACGGCGTTGGTTCCTGTTGGAATGTATTTGTTCCAGCCCAACGCAAACGTTAAAGTGCAGACCACGTTTAACGATACGCCCACATGGACAGATACGATTGCCGCTAACGTTGGTGGCGTTCTGTTCTCCGATGGCATCAACGTGCGTTTCTCCAATACGTCTACGGCTGCTGCTGCAACGATACAATTAGCAACGGTCAACGGTGGACTTTCAGCACCTGGCACGTTTAACGCAACCTAAGGGAGTAAAGCATGGATGCCAACAAAGTCGGCAATTTATTGCCGCAACAATTCGGCGGCATTCTGCTTGGGTCGTTGATCGCTGCGAATTTCAATTCGACAGCAGATCAGCAAATCACCATCTTTTCAAATCCGTCTAAGTACATCATTCGTCGGATTGTGGTGACCAACGCTTCAGCGAATTTGACCACAGCTGCTGGCGGCATTTATACCGCCGTCAGCAAGGGTGGTACAGCGGTTGTTGCGTCTTCCCAAGTTTACACAACGTTAACCGGTTCAACGCTCTTTTTGGATTTGACGTTGAGTGTGTCAGGCAGTGCAAACATCACGGTAAAGTCATCGATTCCTAATCTGTACTTGTCATTGACAACGGCGCAGGGAACGGCAGCAACTGCTGATGTGTATGTTTATGGTGACATTATTACGCTGTAATCATGTCTGTAATTTATGTGACGAATGAGGGTTCTCAGAAGGCTGTTGGTGAGTATTGCAATAAGCTTTATGAGTTCCCTTGCGGTGTTTCAGTAGCCGTACCGATTGAAGTAGC